ATAATTCTCTGTTTGGCGTGATAAAGGACGGTAACAGAGCCGTTCCTGTTCTTATGTTTGCTGGCAAAGATGGGGTAAACAGCAATGGACAGAGGTTCGGGTTTGGAAAGTATCACATTCAAGAACGAGGACATGAAAAGGAGTTCCTAGAAAACTCCAAGTTCCCCGATGCGGAAACCGCTATCCAGCAGCTTATGTTTGCTTGGCACAGACAGGGGCATAAGGATGGAGAGAATGTAATATCTTTCCCTGATGGAGGCCGCTCTAATAAGGACTTACGTCTGGAGTGGAAGCGCCCATCACATAGCTCACCACCAGTAATCCTGTCGCTTCAGTACGGAACGGTTTCAGACCCAGATGTCTTGGCAGAGTTTGGGTACACACGACCTGTGCCTATTTACTCAATCAGAACAGCCTACCCTGATGTCAAGTCAAAGAAGCGAAGCGTCTCATTTTCGGCTATACCAACAGACTACACGCCCATGCGTGTTGCCGATCAGCAAAACCACATCACATACTCTTCTGCGTATAACACCATTGCTAAAATCCTGAAGCTAAACCCGCTGATGAGTGATAAGAAGGCAGAGGATGTAGCGCAGAACTTCCTCACTAAATTCCAAGACGCATTCCTTCCCGTAGCCAAGATGATTGATGATCTCAAGTCTCAAGGCATGTCCATCTCTGATGGCATGGATACATATCTGCAAGAGACATTGTTCCATGGCAGGGTGGGTGAGAAGTTAAACACAAAGCAAAAAGAGACTTACGAGCCTATCGCTCAGCAAGTAAAAAATATTGATGTATCTGATGCTTCCTTTGAAACTTTGAAAAATAGAACTTTTAATAACAAATTTGACAAAGGAAGTTATGTCGCTCAATCATTTGAAAACACTAAAAGCAAAAGAATGGCTATCATTGATGCGTATCTCTACGCATTACACGCTAAAGAAAGAAACGCATATATCAGTTCAATAAACAAAGATCTGGATAATGGCTCTGGGATGAGCAATGCGGAATCCGATTATATTATTAATTGGGTTGAAAGTTTAGACTCAGGTAATCAGGCCATCATAAAGGGTATTGAGAGCAGGGTTCGCGATGTTGTAGCCGACACCAACCGGATTAGAGTTTCTTCTGGTCTTACTCCGGATTTTGACAGTCAAGAGCCTGTTACATTGCAGGATGGCACCATTGCAGAAGTTCCACAGTACCAAAATTATGTACCTCTCAGAGGTATCTTTGACGCCGATGGCGAGGCTCAGGAAAATGGATACTACACAGGCGGGGCCGGAACCAAAGGATACTCAGTTAGAGGCCGTGAAGACAGGCGCGCACTTGGTCGCCAAGACTACGCGACAAACATACTTGCCGCAGTATTCTTGCAGAATCAGAACGCAGTAATAAGGGCAGAGAGAAACAAGGTAGGTGTGTCTTTCCTTGAGTTGTTGGAGTCTGATCCTGAACTTACAAGTCAATATGCAGAGATCGTGGACACCGTACCCCTGACCAGAGGCATGGTGAACGGATCAGTGCGGACAATCGTTGACCGGAACGCCATGAACGATCCAAACATTGTTGCCGTTAAGAGGGACGGCCAGCATGTTTACATAATGTTCAGAGACCAGAGACTGGCACAGGCATTGAAGGGCGGCACCGGATTTTCATCACAGACATCTAATGCTCTTGTGAAGGGGCTTGGAAAGATCAACAGATACCTATCCAACATCAACACCTCATACAACCCTGAGTTTTTAATTACAAATATGCTCAGAGACATTCAGACTGTTGGCGTAAACGTCAACCAGTATGAACAGGAGGGCATAGTCAAAGAAGTTCTAGGTAACTTTAAGGATGCTTGGAAGTCAGTTAAAGAAGTTGTTGTTGATGAGCGCAATGTTGTCGATGACCCTAACGTACCAGTGTCTGAGTTGACTGGAGCGGCTTTATTCAGAAGGTTCCAGAAGGCTGGAGGGCAGAACGCAACAAACCAAATCAATGACTTGAGTGATCAGGTTGCTGGCATAAAAAGTCTAACTGACGACATCGCTGAGCAAGGCGCTAGGGGTCAGTGGAACTCTGTAAAGAACAGCTTTGTTGGCAAGGGTGTGGGAAGCATGCTGTCCTTCATGGAGAACTACAACACAGTTGTTGAGAATGCTATTCGTGTTGCGACCTTTAAGGCATTAGCGCCTAGGATAGGCGAAGAAAGAGCCGCATTTGCCGCTAGAAACGTCAGCGTAGACTTTGCCAAGGGTGGTGAGTACAAGAGCCTTATGAACTCAATGTACCTGTTCTACAACGCATCTCTACAAGGAACATTCGCCCTACTTAGTGCCGCCACAAGATCAAGCAAGGTTCGCAAGATCTGGGTTGGCATGATGGTGGCTGGGCTTTTGCAAGACCAGTTAAACGCAGCCCTTTCAGATGAGGACGAGGATGGTCAGCTAGTTTACGACAAGGTTCCGGATTATGTATTGGAACATAATCTTATATTCCCAGACCCATTTGGAATAACAGACAGGTCTCACATCGCCATACCTATGCCGTATGGACTGAACATGGCTGTGAATGCAGGAAGGTCTTTGAGCCGAGCAGCGAGGGGCGGGTACACTGCTGGTGAGGCAGGGTCATCCATACTTGGGACTGCCGTAGATGTAGTGAACCCACTTGGCGGCACTGAAAGCTTTGCGAACTTTGTTGCCCCAACCATTGCAGACCCATTCATTGATATTGTAGAGAACGAGGACTTTGCTCAAAAGCCTATATACAAAGAGACATCTCCATTCGACCCGACACCTCCGCCGAATAGTCAACTGTATTGGTCTACAACATCTCCGTCTGCGAAGTGGGTTGCTCAGGCTCTCAACAATATTGATGGCTCCAACATAGAGTCTGGAACTCTTGATGTTTCTCCAGACGTTTTGCAGTATTGGATTGAATATCTTACTGGTGGCGTTGGAAGGTTCGTTCAGAGAACAGGAGACCTAGCCACAGTCACATTACCTCAAGCCCTCACAGATGGCTTTGACGAAGAGATGGTAAGGCAAATTCCATTTGGAAGAAAGTTGGTCTACTCTGTGTCCGACCGTGAAGACTTGGGTCGCTTCATAGAAAAGAGAGACAGGGTGCTGCAAGCAAGAGAAGTTCTTGTGGATGCCATGAAGCGCGGAGACCAGCAGTTAGTGCAAAGCACTAGAAGAAAATATGCAGACGAGCTGCGCGTAGCTGGGATTATTAAATCTATAAACAATGGCAGGAATAGATTACTGAGGCAGATGGCTCAGATCAAAGATAACCCAAGAATGCCAGAAGAGCAGAAGAAAGCTGTCATCGAAAGATTAAGCCAGCAAGTCGAGGCTCTTGTTAAGCGTGGCAACATCGCTGTGAAGGATTTGTAAGTGACCCCCTCTAGGGGGATCACTAAAAGTTCTATGTAACCTTTGACTCAATCCAGTTTTGAATTGATTTCTTAGTCCACCGCTGTGGGTTTTGAATGATGGGCTTCGGGAAACTCTCATCCTTTGTTCTTATGTTATACAAAGACTGCCTAGTCATCGACAGGGCTGAACATAAATCCTTTATGGAAATCAGTTCGTCTATTGTTGATACCCCTTTTTCCATCTCTCAAACTCCTCGGTTGTATTTTTAAATTTCTCTCTAGCCTCAGAGTTATTTCTGAGGTCTGTTCTTGATTGTATGCCTAGCCTCGCCCTCATGGCGTTTGCTATGCTTTCTTCAGAGGCATCCTCTGCACCTATAAACACGCCAAAGTCTTCGTTACGGCACAACATGCCAGCACTTGATATCATCTTCTTGATCTCGCGTTCCTGCTCAGGTACTACAGGCTCTTCCTGATCATTCAGCTTTACCATCGCCACCATGTATCTGGAGCCAACCCAATCAGTGTGTAGACTGGGCGGGCATTCATTGGGGTGCAAGGACAGCCTTAGAGTAATGCCATTCCTGTCCTGAGACATGGATATCTTTACTGCTTCAAAGTGTACAGCGGCTTCTCTCACGTTATCTGTCATATTTACCACCCCCTTTTGACAAAACTCCAGCCAAACCCATTACAGCCTGTCTGGCGTTCTTTTGCGCTTTACCTTGGAAGTTGCCCCGCTGCATATTACCTTTGTATCTTCTTGTGTTAGAAGAGACGCTTCTCATGTCATCTTTACCTTTTTCAAGGTATGTCTGAAAGTTGAGAACTTTTTCATTTATACGCTTTAATTCAAGAGCAAATTCCTCAATAGATTTATTCATTGCTATCACCAGATGATTGGTCAACTGCAAGCCTTCCTAAGGCCACATCAATCATAGCACACCACATATCAAGCCTATTGTGATACTGTGGCAATGCTGTAAACACAGCCAGCATTTCATCAGTTGGGTGCCGCATGGCAAGTATCGCCCTTTCAGCAAGAAATTCTGCCGGAACTGGATATGTTCCAAACTTCTCCTGTGCGTCAGTTATGGCGTGAGCCACATTATCAATTGCACCTATCATTAAACTTCTCCCAATTTAATTTTGCCCACTCTTTAGGATCGACACCTTGAAGATCCCACCAAGTCCTTTCATCACCAAAGTGATGTAATTTCATATGACAAGAGTGGCACAGAGGAACACACCAATTGTCTCCAACCTTCATGCCCATAGCGTTAGGCTCTGCGAACATGATATGGTGCGCCTCTGCGCCATACCCGCAGACCAAGCATGGAGAACCACGCAAGGTCTTTAGGTATTTCTGTGATCTTATCCTAGGGCTTTTCTTCACTTGACCCTTGTCACCTTTCTCATGGAATTTTTCATAGCCTTAGTCTTTGCAGACTTCCGCCCATGAGTGGCTACAATGCCCTGATAAAGACCCGCAGCCTGAGCCTCTGGCAGACACGCATAGTCACCAACATTCATCTTGCTGGCAGTCTCCTTATGCCACCCATACTTTATCTGCGTTGAGATGCTACTGCGACACTGGTAAACAGCGTAATGCTCCACAGCCTTTGTTGGCTTCGGGTATGACGGTGTTCCCAAAAGAAACTTGATAACTTTTTTAAGAGCATCCATTAGAACGGCACCTCATCATCTAGTTGCTTTGGTGATGGGGCAGCTTGGCCTTGAGTTCTTTCCTCATACTTGTTGCCCCTCAGAGACAGGAATGTTTCGCCAGTCTTGTTGGCGGTTTTTTTCCATCCAGCCAAGGATATAACAGGCTTCTGAACACCCCTGCTTTGCTGATCCATTAGATCGTTAATGACCTCATCGGATAGTTCAAGTTTGCCTGTGTAGTCAGGCGATGTTTCTTTGGTCTTCTTCTTATTAGAGAACAAGACCCCTGATGGTGGATATTCACTCATGCCGCTTCTCCTTTTGGCTTTAGAGTTTCACTTTTGGCGGTAAAGTTACCTAGAACTTTCTGGTACAAATCTTTATCACCGTCTTTCAATACATCTAAGGCTTTTTTGTTTTTACCCCAGAACCCCCTAAGGGCATCCAAATCCTGACACTCAGGGATGAACGTGTTGAACACATCTGCCGCTAGGGTAAGACCCTCAACATCCTTTGTGGAGCCGTCTGATGACGTTATAGTGATCTTTTTTTCAACGCCCTGAGGCAAGTCTTCCCCAGCATAAATGTAGTGACCAAGACCGTGCATAGCACAGCACTTTGCCAAGCATCTTTGAAGCGCAGTGTTGACTTGGAATGCGTCTGGATTTTGGACAGCTTTGTTTTTGTAGTCTAGGACAGGCATAATTTCTGTTTGCTCATCCTCTTCGATGAATACCGTAACCGCAACATAAGCGTATCCATGCTCATCCTTGGTATAAGGCAGACCGCGATCAGGTCGGTCAGGGTCATCAAAGTAGCTTTCCGTAGTCCAGATACGCTTTACATATTTAGCTTTCGGGAAATGGTTTTTCACCTCACCCCAAGCCCATGCCCAACTCAGGTAAGTCAGGCCATTCTTTTCTTCGGTGTGATCCGAAACATCAACCCCAGATAGGGTCTCCCATACACTGCTCATACTATATCTCCTTTGAACTGTGAGCAAAAATTAGCGACACCGCAGTAGTCGCCATTACATCGGACATATTCACCTTCGCGGTGTTCTATCTCCAAATTCTCTTTATCCTTCATAAACTCTTCCGCTGAGGCTTGGTTGTCAAAAACTCTTTGCGCTCTTTTGTTACCCTTTTTCTTTACAGCCCATGCCTCACCACGCTTCCATCTTTCCTCATCACTGCAAGGGGGAAACATCTCCGCTAAATCAAAATTCATTTGAGCGTCTTGATGCATCTCCACCCTCTCCTTGATGTACTCAATCCGCTTTGTGTCAGGCCACATAGGGATATCAACAAGGATAACTGGTGCCTGAGGGTAATCATCTCTGCGCTCAGCTTCGCGCCTGTTCCAATCTCTAAGGATGGCACATATCTGAAGAGACTTAACCTTCATCCCTTTACTCTTTTGGGCAAGAAAAGCGTAACAGTTTAGCTGCTGCTCCCACTCAATCTTGCCGTGGATAACAGACCAGACGCTTGTCACTTTATAGTCGGTGATGCTGATGGAGTTGCCTTCGATCTTCTGGTGGTCAACAGCCCCAGATAAAATCCAGTCATTGACTGTGGCGTACAATCTTTCCTCAAGGATAACACCCTCATCCTCTGATGCGCTTTCAAGGATATGGTGGACAGCGGTGCCGAATAAAGGCCAGATCATGTCTGCCGCGTCTGATGTCATTTCGGATGATTTTGCTTCTCTTAGCAACCTAACACGAGGGCTGTCTATCAATGTGGTGACAGATATATCTGATTGCCCTTTACTGTACTTGTCATTACGAGCAAAGTTAACAAAGGATTGCGGTAGGTTGTGATTGTTTGTAATATTCATATGATGCCTCCCAACTATCTGTTCTTATATGCCATATACAAACAGATGTGTCAACAAATGATTGGATTTATTTTATGCCTAGGAAAGTTCATACATTTCAAATACTTGGAGAGCCAGCAAGCAAAGCCAATAGCAGAAAGATTGTCACCATGCGTGGCAAGCCTGTATCCATAAAATCAGACAAGGCTAGAAATTATGTGAAGACTTTTTGTCAGCAATGTGAGAAGCTGGAGGAATTATTTACATCCGATGTTTGTGTTGAGATGTTGATTTATTATGCTTCAAGAAGACCTGACTTGGACGAGAGTTTAATTCTGGACTGTATGCAAGGGTATGTTTACGAAAATGACCGACAAGTTAAACAAAAAAACATTTACTGGGCGCTTGACCGAGACAGCCCCCGAACTGTCATCAGAGTGTCGCCTTTGGAGACAGGTGATATCCCAAGCTATCTCAGATGCCTACCTTGATGACGTAAAGCAAAAGGAGATTGTGTCTGACTGGATCGACACTCCAGACTTCGATACCGTTTGCGATCTTGCCTCAGTCAGTTCCGGTCAAATGAGAAAAAACTTCAAAGAAATTTTATTAATGAGGCCAGCTATAGCCAAGATGAAGGGTAGGTTGTTGAAGCATTTGTTGGAAAAGGAATAGTTATATATAACTAATATATTATATATATATATTATAATTATATATATTATAATCAAGAAAACTTCGCTTGCAAGTTTGGCTTGACAAGGTTCCTCTCTAGGCATATCGTTGATGCAGTTCTTGGAGGAACAAATGAAAATCGAAAATTCCCTTATAGGCACAGCGCACAAGTTAGGCGTTGGGCAGCACAGAGTTCAGTGTCCGTTTTGCTCCACCACTAGGAGAAAAAAGGGCATGAGAGACCTTTCCATAAATGTTGACGATACTCATGTTTTGTATCATTGCCACCACTGTGAGGAGACAGGCAAAGTTCAAATCGAAACCCAGCAATTCATACCAAGGAAAAAGCCCATGCAACTTGCGGTTAAGCACGACTACTCAAACCTATCTGACAATGCAGTCGCTTGGTTGAAGGATCGTGGAATTTCAAAAGAAACCGCAGACAAAGCAGGGCTAAAGACATCAACGACCTACATACGAGCGGTCAATGCAGAGACCGAATGTGTCGTGTTTCCATACACTAATCAGGGGCAGCAGTACGCAGCTAAGATCAGGAGCCTTTCGGATAAAGGCTTCTCCTGCAACGGCAGCCCTCAGTCATTCTTCAATATCGACAGTGTGGCAACGAATGATGATTTGATTATTTGTGAGGGCGAAATGGATGCCCTCTCATTTATTGAAGCTGGGTACGAGAGCGTGGTTTCTGTGCCGAATGGCGCGGTGATGAAGGTTGTTGACACGCATGTTGACCCAGAGGATGACAATAAATTCAAGTTCTTATGGGATGCTAAAAAGAAGATCGACCTAGCAGCAAAGATAATTATCGCCACAGATTGTGACACCGCTGGGCAAGCCATGGCAGAAGAGATTGCCAGACGCATAGGCAAGGACAGATGTTGGAAGATTGAGTTCCCAGAAGACTGCAAGGACGCTAATGACGTTCTTGTGAAGCACGGCAAAAAGAAGCTTGATGATATCACTGCGTTCTGTAAGCCTTGGCCTGTTGCTGGGCTATACGATGCCGATCATTTTTATAAGCAGCTTGATGACATCTACGAGAATGGCATGGGTTCAGGTGCTGGCACTGGATATCCAAATGTTGATGCGCTGTACAGCGTTGTAGAGGGTCAGCTAACGGTTGTGACAGGGCATCCGTCTTCTGGTAAGTCTGAGTTTATTGATCAAATCATGATCAACCTAGCGTCCCGTGAGGGGTGGAAGTTTGGTATTTGTTCATTTGAAAACGAGCCACGCATTCACATCGCAAAGCTAATCAGTAAGTATCTTGAAAAGCCTTTCTTCCAAGGCATGACTCCACGAATGACAAAAGATGAATTGGAACGTGGTAAAGCGTTTATTCAGTCTCACTTTTCTTTCGTCTATCAGGCCGATGGATCAATGGCGACAGTCGAGGGCATCATTGAACGCCTAAAGGTTGCTGTCATGAGGAACGGCATCAGAGGGGCTATCATTGACCCATACAACTACATAGCCAAGAGCCGTGACATATCTGAGACAGATTGGATTTCCGACATGCTCACAAAGCTTCGGGTCTTTGCTCAGTCTCACGGCATACATTTGTGGTTTGTGGCTCATCCGACAAAGATGATGCGCGATCAGAACGGCAAGATACCACCGCCAAAAGGGTATGACATCTCTGGCTCTGCCGCATGGTTTGCCAAGGCTGATGTGGGGCTAACGGTGCATAGACCAGACCCATCAAAGACAGAGAGCCAGATACACATTTGGAAGTGCAGATTTTCATGGGTGGGGCAGCAGGGTCAGGCAAGTTTGTACTTCAACCCGATAACATCCACATACACCAACGAACTTGACGATCCATTCGCGGACATGCCTGAGCCGAGTTATGATGTCAAAAAATATGGAGAGACACCGTTTTGATTAGACTGGGAAAGCAACTGCTTGAAGAAGCCGCGACTACGATAGACGCGAGAGGCGATCATTATGGTACGCCACTGGATAATTTTACGAGGATTGCCAGACTGTGGAGTGTTATACTCGACACAGAGGTCACGCCCATGCAAGTAGGGCTGTGCCTTGATGCTGTTAAGACGGCGAGGCTTTGCGCTACGCCTGAGCATTGGGATAGTCTGGTTGATAAGGCAGGGTATGCGGCGGCTACAGCGGAATGCTTCAAGCCAATTGGTACAGATGATAGTAGTTGACCTTTTAACAAGTTACCTGTAACTTTTATTTATCACGTTCATATGTGATTTCCTCCAAAGAACTAGGGGTGGCTCTACTGAGCCGCCCCTTTTGTTTGTGGTGGAATGCATACAGAGTTAGGAGAAGTGACAGGCTCTGTATGCTTGCGGTAGTTCCACGGCTACCGTTCAACTTCCTGTCACTTGTTCACGTTCCAATGCATTCTAATTACAAATCCATTGGGTTGCAGGTCTGCAATGTCACCGTCTGATTTGTTACCAATGGTGTATTGCTCACTGTATTTGTCAAAGGTCATGTATGAGACAGGACGAGGCAGTTTGCCCACCTTGTTGCACTCATCGACATAGCTTGTCTTTGCTTGATCAATGTTCATTTAACCATAATCCTTTCTGTCCTCTTCCGCCTTGTAGGCGGATATATAGTCTTGAACCATATCGTCAGTCATTCCGTACCTGCCAACGCGCACTGGAGCGCCGTTAGGTGCAGTCATGTGAAAGTGAGGGATTAGTGGTCTGCCGTAGTAAGCGTCAGCAGAGCCACGATCCTCAGGGCTGCCTGTCTTGGGCATCGCGTGTCCTTCCTCTTGCCATTTGCAGTGTTCCAACAATGAATATAAATATGCCAGAATAAAGCACCAACATTCCAGAAAAAACATTGTTATCTGGGTTTTCTATATGAGAGGCACCAGCCAAGCAAACCATCAACCCAAGAGAGGCAACGCATGCCCATTTAAATAAGTTACCCATAACTTTTACCCCGCACACTAAGACTAATCATTATGCACCTCGACATTCTTGACAAGTTCCATGATAAGCTTATGGATGCCTTCGCTGAAATCACCTGTCTCATCAATGTCGTAAAGCCTTTCGAGAATATACCCCACAGCGACTGTAGGAACGTCAGTGACGCAATATGGGCATGGTGTGCAACTACAGCCATCGTCAAGGCCAGCGGACTCTGATGCGGCCTCTATGGCTACTTGAGCGTCAAGGGTGTGAAGCAGGACAT